CGAAGATCGAATCCCCGAAGGCGATTAGCTTTGTCATTTAGCCATCTCCTTAAGATTGAGTGGTAGTAGTTGCGTTAGTAACCGCAGTGTCAGCCGCTAACTTCTTCTTAGCAATAGTGATGATGTCATTCATGGCCACCGTTAAGAAGGTAGCACCCTCACTTAAATCGGATTGGTTGATCCGCACTGAAGCGTTGACGTATTCGCCGGTCGATGCGTTGTTTCCGTAAAGGCCCACTTGAGCTGAATTAATTTGGCCGTCGGTGAAATTGTAGGTAAAACTGTTTACTTGTACATCCATTGTTAGTCCTCCTTAGTAGTGTCTTGCTTGTCGGTGTCTTGCTTGTCTTTAAGTTCCTTGAGTTCCTGGTTTGCCTTATCTAGCTGCGTTCGTAATGCTCGGTTATTTGCACGCTCGATCACCAGATTCGAGTGTAGTGTGCCCAACTCGATTGCGTAGTCGTTGACTAAGTTTTGTGCTGTTTTATTATCCATTTAATTTTTCCTCCAATGTTTTAATTCGTCTTGTTAATTCTTTGACTGCTAAAAAGAGATATCCAACTGCTGATCCATCATCACGGCCGTTCCGTTCCTCGCTAGTAAATTCATCTGGAGCGTAGTATTGGCTTACGTCGTTGACATCATCGATGATTAGTGATGTATACCGTTTAGTTTTGCCTTGCTCAACGTCAGATTTGTATTGGTAAGATCGAATGTCTGTTTTATTAACAAGGTCTAACGCGTCCTTAGGATCAACCGTTTCGATATTGGTTTTAGATGAGAGAGTAGATTGTTGAACAAAAGCTTTAGCCCAAACGCCAGTATACGTACCGGTAACATTTGATCCAACTGCCAGAAAGTCACTCCCAGACCAGATGGTGTTACCACCTTTGATCGTTAAAACTCCGGCTTCGGGTTTTGCAGTTGTACCATCCCATGATCCTTGAGAAAAGGTACCGAGCGTGCTTAAGTTTTTGTCAAATCGTGCATGACAAGATACGAAAAAGCGTTGTCCTTCATCATCCCATGTATGGAAAGTGACCCCTTCATGTTCGACTTCATTTCGAGTAAAACCGAGCCAGTGGCCTACTGTTTGATCGAATCGCTCGAAGAAAAGGGTTGGTGTGACTGTTGCACCGGTCGGATTGACCGTAAAGGCATTTGTGTTGTTGTCACTCGCAAACTTAATGATCGATGCGTTCTTATCTACTCCGTCGAAGTTAACGTTACCTTGCGTAACTGTAATTTTGGAGGTTATTCCAGCATTACTATTGACCAGGTTAAGCGTCCCATCGGTATTCCACAGTGCCGTGCTACCTAGCATGATCTTATCCGCGCTAATGCTACTGATTGCCGCACTTGGGATAAACGCCTCACCTGTGATGACGGTTGTCCCGGCATCAAGAACTAGCTTGTTGGATTGGATTAAGGCTGTCCCCGCTTGCAGGTTGATTTGACTGATTAGATCAGCCGATTTAACCCGCAGATTGATGTCATCGCTAAGCTGGGTGATCTCACTCTCAGTTGCACCCTGTGACCAATCCGTCCACGCCGAGCCATTCAAACGCCGATAACAGTGCTGATTGTTTGTATCTTGGTAGACATCTTGGCGAATCCGGTCAGTTCCGTTACCCACAACGTCGACATAAACCCACCCTTGAATTGGTGTGTTGGCTAAGTTGTGGACGAAGTAGTGCCCGTTGGTTTTCATAGTGTTAATATCGGCCGAGTCGAGTGTCTGCAATTCTACATTTTTGCTTAAATTATTAAAGTCGTCGCTCGATACCTTTGTCGCAATCAGATTAGATAGCTGAGTGATTTTGCTCGAGCCGTCTGAGTTGTAAACCTGTGCCTGGATACCGTCCACCGTTGCATGAAGGCTAGTATACGACTGAGTTAGACCGTCCTTGACCGAAGTAATATTGGCGTTCAAACTATCAGCCGTCTGTTTGATCTGCGTCTGCGTATACGTTTGCGTCGCATAACCCTTAGCGTCAAGGTCACTGCTCGACACCTTAGTCGCAATCTGGCCAGCCTGCACTTGAAGCTGTGACTGTAACTTTTGAACAGTGCCGTTGGTCTTGTCAACCGTTGTCTGATCGGCTTTGAGTGCAATTGCTTGCTTGTTCTGCTCGATTGCCGTTGTATTAGTCGTGATTTTAGCATCGGTGTCTTCTGGTGCTGGCGACCAGGTATGCGCAACCGTGCCTTCTTCGAGCATTGCGCTGTTCCAGAATATCTGACCACCATTATTACCATTAACCAATTGTGCAAGTAGATATTTATTGCTACCGCTCGGCCAAGTAAAGGTGAATGTATTCTTCTGCTCCTCTGTTGAGGTAAAGTTGTTACCACTGGTTATCCATTTGGCCCGTTGAGTGGGGCTAGTCCCGTCCCAGATCTGTATTTTCCAAGATCCGCCGTTATACTTAGTGTTAACGCTTACTGTGTATTGTTGTCCTGCTTGCGGATTATCAAAAGTAGCGATTGTAATTGGCTGCCAACCTGTTGTTTGACTAGCATCACCAGCCGATTGATCTTCTGACTTTGTGCCCTTAGCCAGATTTCGCCCACCACCATTGGCTTGAATGTCATTAATCTTACCGTTAGCATCAGCTAAGCTCGTCTCCATGCCGCTGACTTTAGAGCTAAAGTCCGACGCAGTCTGCTTAAGCGTACTGATGTCGCCTTGCGCACTGCTCATCTGACTGGTCAGTGTATTGGCGGTGGACTGCAATGTAGAGATGTTTCCTGCATTATCGCTGGTCGTCTGCTTAAGCCCCGACACGTCCGATTGGAGCGTAGAGATGTTTCCTTGCGCATCGGTCAGCGTAGTTTGAACGCCTGATACCGTAGACTTGAGTGTGGATATATCGCCTTGCGCATTGGTAAGCGTCTGGCTAAAACCACTAGCATTCGTCTTAAGTGTATTGATATCACCAGCCGCATCGGCGTACTTGGCGTCAAGGCCATCAGCCCGTGACTGCAATACAGCCACATCACTCTTGGTGTTAGCGAGTGTCTGCGTAGTACCAGTTGCATCCGTCTGGAGTTTGCTAATATTGCCATTGGCAGTCGCAAACTCGGCATCAAAACCATCAGCACGCGTCTTGAGATTAGCAATGTCACCTTGAGCGTCACTAATTGTTTGTGTCATGCCTTGAGCGTTGGCTTGTAGTGTGGATATATCGCCTGCCGCATTGGCATACTTGGTTTCAAGCTCGCTTGCCGTTGCCGTTACACTAGCCACGTTGCTGTTAGTGTCCGACAACGCCGCACTGAACGACTTGACCGTTGCCTGCAGGCTGGAGATGTTACCGGCCGCGTCTGACAAGGCTACACTGGCCGCACTTGCCGATACCTTGAGTTGGCTGACATCGCCTTTGGTGCTTGCCATGTCCTGCTCAAACTGGTTGGCTTTGATCGTGATTTGATTGATGGCCGTTGTGTTGGTCGTGATTTTTGCATCGGTATCTTCGGGCGCTGGTGACCAGTCGTGGGCTACCGTGCCTTTTTCTACCATGAGATGGTGGATAACATTCTTTTTGCCTTGTGTTTCACCAGCTTTACCAGCATAAATAAGCAAAACCGTATCACCACTGCCGTTTAAGTTATCAAGGCTAAGAGTGGCACTATCACGTTTACCAGCTTTTAGATATTGTGCATTACTTCGTGGTTGTGAAATGGCAGAATCATAAAGAATAACTTGATATTCATCTAACGCGCCTGTTCCAGTCAATGTGCTATCTGCTGATACAGCGATTAAATCGCCTTGTTTAGGTTGTTCGGTAAAATAAAGCGTATCAAACGTATAATTGCTAGAATTATCACTCGTAGCGTCAATCACAATGTCTGTGTTGGTATTTTTAACTAGGTTTACGCCACCGCCATTAGCTTTAATGTCCGCTACCGTAGTTGTTAGCCCGTTCGCGGTCTGTTGCACGCTTGCGATTGCGCCAGAGTTGTTCGCCACACTAGCTTCGATCTGCCCTGCTCTGATTGATAGCTGGGCAAAATCACTCTCGGCGTTTGACGCTTGGATTTTCGCCTCGCTGGCAGTTTGCTTAGCGACTGTGGCATCGCTTTTGGCGTTGATTGCCGTCAGACTGGCTCCGCTTGCTGTTTGAACCGCCACTGTGGCATTGCTCTTGGCGTCACTAGCGGTAGTCATTGCGCCGTTAGCTGTAATCACAGCACTGGCCGCCTGACCACTTGCGTTAGTAGCTGTGATGCTAGCTTGTGACGCTGTTTGTACAGCCACCGTCGCATTACTCTTGGCATCACTAGCCACCGCGACAGCGCTGTCGGCGGTTTGCTTGGCCACCGTGATGTTACCGGCGTTATCAGAAACGGCTTGTTGAATTTGCTTCGCCGTTTCTTGGATTGTTGAAATGTTTCCGCTGTTGTCGGCCACTGTGGTTTGCAGTAATCCCACATCGGACGTTACCTTCGTGATCCCATCTGCGTTGGCCTTTGCTTGGCTTGCCACTGCCGTTAGATCATTTGCCACGCTTGACGCACTTTTAATGGCGCTATCAGCAGTTGTTTGGGCGGTGTTAGCTAGTTTTTTAGCATCCGCCACATCGCTGGCTAACGCCGTCTTAGCGTCACTCAAGGCGTTGGCCGTGTCGGCTAGGCTAGTCTCCACACCACTTATTTTAGAGTTTAAGCCCGATGCGGTCTGCTCAAGTGTGGTCTTGGTATCAGCAATATCGCTTTTAGCTACTGCTACATCTGACCGTGTGGCGGTCACGTCTGCCTGAACCGCTGCTACGTCTGATTTTACGACAACAATATCAGCTTGCGCTGCACTCGCTGACTTCTTAGCCTCGTCAGCAGCCGCAATCGCTTCAGTACGAGCGCTTGAGATTGACGCACTAGCTGACGCATAGTTTAAATCGATTAAATTGACGTTGGACTGTGCCGCATTCCACGCTCGCAGGCCATCGCTCCTAGCAACTGCAGCGTCCGAAACGGCATCGCTCACGGCTGAGTTGATATCATCGATTGCCTGGCTGTTGACTCGTGAATTTTTAATTGCATCGTTGGCATATGCTACGGCACTGTCAGCGGCGGATTTGGCTGGAATCACGTTAGCACTAATTGCCGAATCAATTTGATCAGCAATTGTTCCATAGATCTGGTTACCGTCACTCTTGCGCACAACCAACCCATTGGGACCAATTAAGGCGTAAAAGTTTTTCCCATTGGTCGAGTAACCGATGGTTTTGCCCCCGCCGAGCCCCGTTGTGTCATATCCCCAACCAATGTAGGCACCGCCTACGGGCGTTTGGGGGTTGTACGGGTCTTTGCTAATGTCAGCCCCTGTAAGGGTGGTATTCAGGTTATATTTGAGCTTGTCAGTCTTCGCAAAGTTTAAGCCGACCTTCGCGCTACTGGTTCCGACCGTCCCTTCGCTTGAATACTGCCATACATCGTAGTCAGCCGGTTCGGTGTCACTGATTAACCAACGGAGTGTCCCACTAGCGGTCACCTCGCTATCCGTAAACTTGGATAGGTAATCATCATTACTGATCATTAGTCCAGTTGAGTAACCCTGGCTTAACCAAGTGGCGTGCAAGGCATAGTAGTCATTGAAGGGATCGGAACTCTTGGTTAAATCGACAAAGTAGTATTGGCTAGTTGATAGCCCTAATTCGGTTGCATTTTTTATCGTAAATTGTGGTTCATTAACTACACCTTCGTAGGTGTGGTAACCGTGCCAGTAAAGTCCGTATTGTTTGGCTTTGGCGATATGTCCGCTGGCACACGGATCACGGATGATCCCATGCCCCAGTCGGATTAAAACGCCTTGCAATCCAGAATTTACCAACCCGGCCCAGTCAACGTCATTTGGTGCTTGTTGACTGCTCAGATTGATGAAGTTCAAGGTTTGAACCAAAGGTATTCACCTCGTTTTGCGTCCATACGCTTTTTTCTGTGTTGCTTAGCATTTCAGCCACTCGCTCATTCACATTGTTTAATGCTTGCGTGATCTTACGGCTATATCCGCTCTGGTAATCAAGGATATTTTGGGGGTTAGTGTTTAACGTTAGCTGAGTTGGATTAGTTGGTGACTCTGGATACCATGCGTAACCAACTACTGCCAGGTGCGTTAAAATTGACCCGTCCTTGATCTTGAGCGTCATTATATCGCCGGCGATTGGATTGAAGTTCTCAAAGGTTGTTACATCGACCGACAAGGCTGGTTCAGGTTGAAGTTTAGATAAGGCGTATTCTTCCATTGCCTTAGCGTCCGTGAACCGGCTATCATCGATTGGATCCATCGGGTGTTCCCCGTACTTATCTATTGAGCTTTGGACTTTGGTTAAAAATGGCCGGAAATAGTAATACTCTACCGTATTGCTAGTTGATTCCGTGTCGCCTTCAGATTCACCATCAGTACCTTTTTCAATCAGGCTTTCCGGGTCCCGCCATGTGCCGTTGTTAATGAAAGCACTAGAAAAGGCGCCCGGAATGGACGCCTTCGTTACTCCCACGTGCAGGTGATCAGTCCGCCGGTAGCCGATCACGTCACCGGTTTTAACTGTGTCACCAACATTAACAGTGATATCGTTCATTGAGCTAAATGCTTCTTGGTATTCCACATTGTATCCATCGTCAGAGTGAGTGACCACGTAGTAGCTAATCGATGGACCACCGTAAGACTTAATAGTAACCTTCCCACCGTGGATAGCGTGAACTTCACTACCAGGGTGATCTACCGAGCCAAAGTCTAGTCCATCGTGGAAACCATTTTGGCGGAATTCTCCGCCGGTATTCACTCCGAATAATTGGGCGCCAGTAAATGAACCTTTACCCACACTTGGAAATGGCCATCCCCAGGTACCGCCATCCGCCGACTCGGTAGTGGTTTCGGTTTCAGTCTCTAATGAATACCGAGCCCCAATACACATTACCTCGTTGGTAATGGAAGTGGAATCAGACGTTAGCTTAATCTCGGTGGTGTTTCGTAAGTAGTCTAGCCGGTTGCCATGATCCTTTTGAAAACTATTCAAGTCGTAAACTCGAATGTGGCGGTTGTCTGGATAGATAATCGCCGTGGGCCAATGATCAACGATCTGGCTTAACATGTCCGAACCACTACCTTCAGTGATTTCTTCAATCCGGGTCTTATCAAAGTTCCCAATTACCTCCCAGGTAAACCCAAGAGAGTTACCTTTTAGGTAAGTTGAAAGCACATCATCGACTGAATAATACTTTTGGTTTTCACCAGTATCTGATTCGTCCGTCTTAGTAACGGTAGTTTTCGTGTTCCCATTCTGAGTTGTCTTGCTAGTCCCGTTAGAAGTTGCCGTTAGTGCATCTTCGGCCACTCGAACGTCCGTTTGGTTATTATTGCTTGGGTCGCTTTGGTCGATATAGTCCTTGTAGATACGGACCCGGCTTAACTCGGTGTACACGTGAGTCGCCACAATATTTTTAGCACTCACTCCCTCCGAGTAGTCGGGTTCGGCTTGCTTGATGATGTACTCTTGCCCATCCCAGAATAGGGAGGTTTCACTATCAAGCATGGCATAAGCAAGCGAGTTATCTTGCTTAGCCGTGAATTGTAGACTCCAGGACGAGTTCATATCCCACGTGATGCAGAACGTATCCGGGTCCACGCTGTTTAAGGGCTCCCGTTCGGAGCGTTGGGAGCCTTGCACGATTAACTTTTCGTTCGTCTGCATTTAGATGTACACAAACGGGAAACTAAAGGTTATATCAAGGCTGCTAGCTCCGGTTGCCTTGATATGATTCCACCCCGGTTCCAGGGTTAAGTTTCCATAATCAGTGTTGTTACTAGCCGGTTGTCCGTTTAACGTGGTTGTTATCCCATCTAGTATGATTGTGTCGTTCGATGTTGCAGGGCTCGTATAGGTATAAACCGAACTATTATTCGTGTTTTCCAACTTTAGCGAACTACCGTTAAACTTGATTTTGATTTGCAAGTCGTGCTTTTCAAAATATGGATCCACAATGATATCGCCGGCGTTAAACACATCAAACTCTTGGGTTGTGAAATGGTAGTTCAGCTTTTGCCCAGCCGGTATCCCCATTTCGAGTTGTGACTTTTCGGCAATGTTATCAGCGTCACTGCGATACAAGGAGTAACGATAACCGCTTGGGTTATCGAAGTTCTCTGTGAAAGTGGCCCAGTGACTGTAAGCCTCTTCCATCGGAGCAATCGTTGGTAGATTAGCCACCACAAAACGGACTATTGATTTCTCAGTGTCCGTGCGGATACGGATTAATTCCCGAGTCGCAAATAGGCGGTTAATCTGATGTTTGATTAACTTGTAGTCCTGGTAATCCCGGAAGGTGAAATAAAACTTAGCCGGTACTTGGTAGTTATTGATTGTCTTGTAGACAAACGAGGCACCATCGACACCAGCGATCTGATTAAATTGATTGGTGTTAGCCGGCGTTGCATCGTCCCCAAGGTAATGGACACCGGGGATCTTGTCAGCAATATCGAATTCATCACTGTTACCAATCTTCATATACAAGTGCGGGTCTTGCATTAGTCAATTTCACCTCCTTATGGTCTCATATAGTCCGCCAGGACTTGGTCCCGGCCATAATCACGGTAGAAGTTCATTCGGTTGTTCCGGTTGGTCATCGGATTATTGGTCAAATCAAGGCTAGTAATGGCATCAATTTGTTGTTGCGATAACCCGGCGATCGTCCCTAACAAGTTGATCACTTGCATTAGCCGACTATCAACCTGGTTAGTCTGTCCTTGGTCAACCTTCTTGATTCCTGATCCACCGCCGTCCGTTTCCATCCGGTTGATGGTCTCACCTAACAATTGTTTAGCTCGTGGACGCTTGCTAATATCCAACGGGATAACAGCCTCTGGTAAGTCACCTTCGGCTAATTCAGCAATCATGTGTTGGCTTGGGAATCCACCGTTAGCATACCAGTGGTGAGCCTTCCAAAATTTCTCGGCTTGTGGTGCGCCACCGTAGCGATCGGTTACGTATGACTTCATCCACTTTAACTGAGTGATAGCATTAGTTCGCCAGTCTTTCCCGGCGGCCGCCATCTTGGATCCTGGTAAGGCTTGTGGAATCCCGTAAGCGCCCGAGGAGCGGTTAGTAGCGTTAAATCGCCAGCCAGATTCGTGGCTAGCAATGTAATTAATCGCACTGTACCAGCTCGAAGGAATTCCGGCTTGTTTCATCCAGTGCTTGTGGTCACCAGTTGGCGCGGCACTTGTTCCGTCTGGATTCATTCCAGTGTCAGCTTCCTCAGCGATCTTCTTAATTGGAACCTTAATCGCCGTTAAGAATCCTTCGGCCATTGCTTGCCCTAAAGTTGAAACCACCTTAACACTATCGGTAAATGAAGTCTTATCAAAGAAAGCCTTTTTAAGCCATCTCATTTCATTCTTACCGGTCAAGCGGTCAATCCACTTGTCGGAATCGTCTGTCCCATCAGCGTAGCGTGAAACCCCCATTGCGTTCATCACACTGTGAGTATCCTCACCACTCAAGACTTTAGTCCCTTGTGGCGCGTTTGGAATCAAGACGTTACGTTCGTTGAACATTTGCCATGGCTTGTTAGGGAATTTGACTAATTCCTTCCAATGTGGACGCACGCTATCATTAACTAGCATATGTCCGCCTGGGTGACTACCGAGGGAGTCGGTTCCGTCAGCGTAAGCGATGGTGGATAGATTCTTGCTCCCACCAAAGTCACTAATTACGGTGTTAACCCCTTTGATCCCACGGTTCATCTTACTTACGATCGACTTCATCGAGGATTCGGCATAGTCAGGCAACTTCCCGAAGCCAGCCTTGAATTCATCCCGAACGGAATTAATCCACGATTTCCAGCCTTTCAGGAAGCTATCTTGGAACTTAGCGCGACGGCTTTCAATCGACTTAAAGTTATCGTAAGCCGCTGTATCAGCCTGATCTAATCCCTTTTGTACCGGATTTTTAACATTACTCCAAACGTCTCGCCAGTTCTTTTCAAATGATCTTCCAAACGATTTAAGCTTGGAAGTCATCGAATTAGTGGCGCTATCAAACTTTTCGACAAAGCTTGATTTCTTACCACTCAAAGCGGAGTTAGCGATGTTAGCCTGTTCGGAGATTTGTTTACCAAATTTGTACTTGTCTAGGGTCCTGGAGAATGACTTAACGTCCGTTTCTAACTTAGTAAACCCATTCTTGCTTCCCGTCAGCAATCCGACGGCTTTAGCCATCGCTGTAAAGCGGGTGGTAGTCGTCCTAATTGCCTTGGCCATCGAGTCCCAATTCTTAGATGAACCTTTGATATCCTTGTCCATTGATTTGAGTTTGGAACCAATCTTCGATTTTTGAATCTCGTCACCGAGCTTCTTTAATTCCGCACCGATCTTAGTGCTCTTTAAGACTCTACTGAGTTTTGGCAGCTCGTTGTTCATCGCCTTAAAAGCATCGTATTTGGCCATCGATCCTGTAAACCTGGATAGGTATTTGAAGGCGTCCCCAATATCTTCGATCGGTTTAGCCATCTTTTTCCAACTCGAGGTTGCGCTAGTTAGGCGCCTATTCATCGCGTTGAGTTGCTTAGTCGGGTCATTCTTCCTGATTGAGGCTTTCAGCTTAGCTAATGAACCGGTATAGGATTGAATTGCCTTGTTCATCGCCTTAACGTTGGCGATGTCTTCTTTGGAGTAGTTGTTGCCACCCAATGATTCAACGGCATCGGAGCTGTATTCCTTTTTAGACGATGATTTCTTCTTACCAGTGGTCTTCTTGCCAATTAGCTTGTCCCACCAGTCGCCTAAACCTTCCCAAGTCTGTTTCCAACTCTTGGATAGGTTACCCCAAGCTTTGCTCCAGCCATGCTTGGAGAATAGCAGTTCCATCGTCTTAATGGTCCCTTTGGTAAACTTAACAACCGAGTTGGCCATCTTGCCCCCAATCGATTCACCGATCATTGAACCAATTGCGGCACCTGCTGGGCCACCAAAGTAACCCCCAATTCCCAGACCAAGAAGCCCCCCAATACCTTTACCGGCATTTTCAACCCTATCCTTTTTCTGGGTAAACGCTTTTCCGATGTCCCATAAGCTGGAGGCAATATTGATTCCTAGGAATAATTTACTCCCCAGGAACTTACCAACAGCCCCAAGTTTAGAGGACAACTTAGTTGCCGTGGCCATCTTGCCAATAAAACTTGTCCCGGCCTTAGCGCCTTCCTCACCAGCCGCCACGGAAGCCTTACTAAACCAGTTCCGAGGGTTTAACAGGCTAAACCCTTTCGAGAACATCTTAGCAGCGCTGGAACCGATCTTTAAGAAGGTTTCCGGCACGATCTTAGTACCGCCTCTAAAGACGGTCTTCATTTCGTTAAGAATGCTTCCACCGTATGAACGGCCGAGTTTAGCCGCCCAACTGTTACTCAGCATTCCCTTTAAAGCGCTAAATAAACCCTTGCTTTTGCTAAACACCCCGGTAATTCCACCGAGTAGTTTAGTGCCGATTAAAGCTCCTTTAGCTCCGATTGCATCGATGACGGCAGTTGGTAAGAACATCCCTAGCACTAGCCGTCCAGCACCCTTAGCCTTGCTTAGGAACCGTGCGACAAATCCTGCACCAGCTTTTTCGCTTGCCCCAGTAGCACCCACATCGATTGCTGTGGTTGCTACATCAACGGCATTGTTCACCGCCGATCCGCCACCGCCTTTACCGGTCGTACCCGACACGGCATTGGTGGTGGCCTTTTGCTCTGCTAACCCGAGTGATTCCTTTTGGAGCAGGATCATCTCTTGCATTAAGGAATTTTGTTCTTTGAGTTCCTTGTTTTGAACACCAAACACGGTTTGAAGGTCAAGTGATACTGCTCGGACCCCGCTAATTGCTGTGTGGAATAGCCGAAGACCAATGACAATCCCAGCTACCGTTCCGGCAACCTTACCAAGGTTGCCAGCTAGCCCACCATTTCCTTTACCAGATATCCCTGGGATCTTCGAAACCAACTTCCCAATTGCGGAGGCGGCCTTGCCAGCTACATCGGCCACATTAACTAGCCCAGTGGCAAAGCCACCAATAAAGGCAATGATGGATCCGGAGTGCTTGCCAACCGTAGTGGCGAACTTCGCCACCGTGGTGGAAAAGTTCTCGATCTCTCGTTGGCCCTCTTTAGAGGCGACCCACTTACTGAAGCCTTGGGTAACTTGGTTAACTGCCGGCAGTAACTTGGTTCCCATGTTGATAGCGAGGTCTTGGACACTAGCTTTCAGCACATCAACCTGCATCTTGGTGGATTCCATGTTCTTTTGAGCTAGTTTGTGAACATAACCATTACCCTTTTCGGCTTCATTAACTTTGTTAATCAAGTCAGTTAACTTTTGATCGTTCTTTTCCAAACCACCGGCAGATTGTGCCAGAATTTGTGCTGCTTGTTGACCAGTGGTTCCGAAGACAGCTTTAAAGAAAGCTCCACGGTCAGACCTTGATAGTTTGTCGGTGTGCTGGTTAATGGTCTTGAAAATCTCGTCGATAGATTTAAGACTCCCAGATTTATCCTTGAAGTCATTAATGGATAAGCCTACACCCTTCAAAGCGGCAGTTGCTCCGGCTGTTGGTGCGATCAAACTGTTAATTGTCTTACGTAACCCAGTCCCAGCCTTAGAACCTTCGACCCCGGAGTTAGAAAGTTCACCGAGGGCGGCAGATGTTTGCTCGACTGAAAAACCGGCTTGACTAGCGGACGCCGATACGTAACTCATCCCCAATCCCAAATCTTGGAAGTTGGTAGCGGTCATATCGGCGGCGTAAGCCATCGCGTTGACTACTCGTTCGGTGTTCTTACCCATTTTAGTGGCGTTTTCAGACCGCATACCGAAGGCGTCCAAGGCGCTTGATGCGTTCTTGACCACATCGGTAAAGTCGTCACCAGTTGCCCGAGTAGCTTCCAACATTGACTTCATCGACCCGAGGGCAGATTCAGATGAATACCCACGCTTGACCAGTTCGGTGTACTGATCAGCAATTTCTTTTTGGGTCAGTCCGTACATCTTGGAGTATTTGGAAGCGTCCTGCTGCATTAAAGCCAGATTGCGGGTAACGTTCGCAGCCCCTTCACCACTGGTAATCAGTAAGTTCTTAGTTATGACCCATTGGGCTTGCAATTCAGACGCCATGGATACTGACTTGCCCATCCCAGCAGTAAATATTCCCAACCCGATCGTAGCACTAGCAAAGCCTGATCGTGCCGAGGCTAAAAAGGCCCGGGTGTGGGCAGTGGCTTGGTCAGCCTTAGTTTCCACGCTTGCTAAGGCGCTACTGATTCGGCGTAAGCCAGTTGGGTTAGCACTCTTACTCTCCCGGCGTAGCTCCGCTAGCTTCGTGGCGGAATTATTAGCTTCGGTAGCCTGTTTAGCCATCTCACTCGCTGTGGCAGTGATACTCGACTTAACGGAGGCTTGTGTCGACTTGAGTTGGTTGTAGCGGGTCGTTAAGGATTTAACCTTGTCCGCTAGTTCCTGGGCTCGCTCGGAGGCAGAACCGTTTTCAGCAATCTCCTTATTTAATTGGGCGATGGCAATCTTACGAGCGTTATTTACTCGATTTATTGTCGTCGTCGTCGAGGTATAGGAACCTTCTAGCCGTTTAGTCTCAGCCATCAACCGGGAAGTTGCAGATACTTCCGCACGGTGTTGGTTCTCCATTGCCTCAAGCTCAGCCTTTAAAAGCTGGGCTTTTGTCTTATTTGAAGTAAATAGCTTGCCCTGTTGATCTAGGGATGCGCTATATGACTTAGTGATTGATTCTAGGTTTGCGGTGTATCGGCGGGCGCTCTCTAAACCGTCACCATACTGGGAAATTGACACCCGAGCGGATTGAATGCCGTTCTTTAAGACGTTGATTTGATGTTGGTAATTCTCGATTTGACGGGCGTTACGGGCATAAGCCACGGCGTCCTTTTCGATCATCTTACCGTTCTCATCAGTGCTCTTTTGTAGTTCTTCGTTCCGCTTTTTGAGTGTATCTATAATCTGGGTGTAGTTCTCGATCTGGCGCTTTGATTCCGTGATCTTGAAGTTGTAGGCGCTCATCACACCTTCACCTTGTTGAATTGTTTCAAAGCCTGACCGCATTGCCGACTTCATCGCCGACGCTTCCGCCTTCATTTGGCGGAGGGTGGCGGTGACCCCACGATCTTGCATATCTACCGAGAACGTATATCCATCAATTGCGGTCAATCTTTTATCCTCCTCTCTTGTTTGATCACTTCGTTAAATAAGACCCGCCTTCCTTGCTAGGATTAGCGGGTCTTGTACCCGATCATCTCGGGATTTGGCGTTAATAACTCGGGTCATATCATCCATGCTCGTATTATAGAACTCAGTGGGTGGGACCCCATTTTGTAGCATTACTCGCGCCAGGTAATCAATGTCTTGGGAGAATTGGTTAAGGTCCCAGATTAGACGGTCTCTTTTGGTTTTGGGTCATCTTGGCCCGCCACTTCCGGTTCGCCGATCCCCATTACGTCCTTAATACTATCTACACTTGGAACCGTCATTGCTAGGAACTTATCGGCCGTTTCAGCATAGAAGTCGAAAACGTCTGAGTAAGAAATATCCTTGAGCTTGTTGGCGTCCGTCTTGGAAAGCCCAAGCAACTTAGCGGTTTCTTCTAAGACCACTGAAGAAATAACGTCTTGGTAACCCATCAAGGTTACGCTATCGTTTTTCGCTTCATAGTCGCTAATCTTATTAAACAAGCGAATCAACCCGGCGTTAACGAGTTGCACGTTTGTATAAGTATCTAGGATTTCAAAATCCTTGCCGAATGCTTGCTTACCATCAAAATGAACTACTTTTGCCATTTATTTTTCTCCTCTGTATTAGTTTCGTCTCACGTTTGATTTTCGTCTCTGTTCGTTGCCTACTTAATGATTATCTAACCGGAATTATTTGCCGGTACCGGCATCATCCGCCGGTGCAGTGCCTGGCACAGGTGCCGTCTTTAGGGCGGTATCGCTACTGGTTACTCCTGCGCCAGAAGTTATTTTGACACCGAGGTATTAGCGGTGGTCTTGTCTAATGTAGACGTAACCAAAGTTTGGCCCGGCGCACACATATCAAAGTAGGCGCTCTTAGTGAAGTCACTCACGGATGAGTCCGCCACAGTAATAGCCGCTTCGCCTGGAAATCCAGAGAATCCAAGAGCCTTGAAGACCAGATTATCGTCTTCACGTGTTTCAGCGGTATCAGTGTTAGTCTGAATGTTTTGGGAGGCTTCCGTCATCTTTCCCCGACCGAAGCCGTAGAAGATAGACTTACCAGACGTTGGTGAAGTCGATTCAATGATCAACCCAGCATACGGCAATGTGGTGCCGTCCGTGTAGGAACCCTTAACCTGCGCTTCTACCCGGCAGAGTAGCTTTTGCTTAACGGCAAAGTTAATTG